GGAGGGGGTGTGGGGGAGGAAGGGGGATTCTGCCAGAGATTGTTTTGAACCGCAAGCGGACTTGATTTGAATTCCGCCGGGACTTCGTCTAGGCTGGTCGCCGTGAACAGATACTCCTCGATTTTCGACCCAGCCGAATACGCCGAACTGGAGTCTCGTGTCAGTTATCGGAAGCACGGAGATCTCTGCCCGACGTGCAAGGGCACTGGGTACTACGAGTACAAGGGAGAGACACATGAATGCGAAAAAGACTATGACGGGATATGCATTCAAAGAAAACTGTTCCTCAGATACGAACTTGCGAACATCCCTCTAGATTATCACAGAATAGATTGGGCCGATTTCGATACACAGCCAGAAGCGAAGCAATGTATAGAGGCCTACGTCAACAATCTGGATAACGCAATCGACAAAGGTCTTGGGCTATATGTCAACAGCACCGGACTTGGGACCGGCAAAACGCTGATCGGTTGTCACGTTTTGAAAGAGGCTGTGAAGAAAAATAACCGAGCATACTTCTGTCAGTTTATGGATCTGGTCAATATCACTAATGATCATTATCAGAAAATAGAAGACAAACTTCTGAATTCAGACATTGTGTGCATTGATGACATAGTCTCATCGAGCATATCCGTTAAGCAGAACGATCTGTTCAAGTATCTGCTTGAGAAGACAATTAGGCATCGAGTTCATAATGAGATGTCAATCATAGTCACATCCAATTTGGAGAGTGACGAATTCCTCAAAGCATACGACAGAGTATTTTCTCTGCTTATGAGTAGCGCGTTTGAGATTAAGTTAAAGTCATCAATCGACTATCGTAGAGACTTTTTGGCAACAGAAATTGATGCACTTTTGCGGTCAAAAGAGATCGCACCGATAACCTAAAGAATTGTTCGATCCTACCACATCAAGACGATGCGGTTCTTTGAAATAAAACATATAGCGCCGAATTAGGAGATACGATGACACAAGGTCATAACCTGCCAACAGACTACCAAAGATTCATTCATATTAGCCGATACGCTAGATGGGTAGACTCCCTCGGTAGAAGAGAGACATGGGAGGAAACTGTTGATAGATATTTTGACTTCATCGAATCCAATCTTGCCAAAAAGAATGATTATAAATTGTCTGCAGAACTCAAGAAGGAGTTGCGTTCTGCAGTTCTAGACCTTGACATCATGCCGAGCATGAGAGCACTTATGACTGCTGGTCCTGCGCTTGAGCGTGACAACATCGCTGGATATAACTGTTCGTATATTCCGATCAACAGTGTTCGTTCTTTTGACGAAATCCTGTACATCCTTATGTGCGGCACCGGTGTTGGCTTCAGTGTAGAGAGACAGTTCGTCAGCGAACTGCCCGTCGTCAATGAGCATTTTGAGAACTCCCCGACCACCATCATCGTTGAGGATTCAAAGGCTGGCTGGGCAAGAGCGCTGCGAGAACTGATCGCCATGCTTTACGCAGGCCATGTCCCCTCTTGGGATGTCAGCAAGGTTCGCCCTGCTGGTGCTCGGCTCAAGACTTTCGGCGGTCGTGCATCTGGGCCCGGTCCTCTTGAGGATCTTTTCCGTTTCTCAATCCGCACATTTCAAAATGCCGCTGGCCGTAAACTGACAAGTCTTGAATGCCATGACCTTGTTTGCAAGATCGCAGATATCGTTGTTGTTGGTGGTGTTCGTCGTTCTGCTCTTATCTCCCTTTCCAATCTTACCGATGATCGTATGCGTCACGCTAAATCCGGCGCTTGGTGGGAGGATAATGTTCAACGCGCTCTCGCCAACAATTCTGTTTGTTATACAGAGAAGCCGGAGATGAGTTCCTTCATGGAAGAGTGGCTATCTCTTTATCAGTCGAAGAGCGGTGAGCGCGGAATCTTCAATAGGGACTCAGCCAAGAAGCACGTTGCTCGCAACGGTAGGCGTGATGTCGAATGGGACTTCGGAACGAATCCTTGCTCTGAGATCATTCTACGCCCGTATCAGTTCTGCAATCTGACCGAGGTTGTGGTTCGCGCTGAGGATACGCCGAAGGACATTGAACGCAAGATTCGTCTGGCCACGATCCTTGGGACCTTCCAAGCGACCATGACCGACTTCAAGTACCTTCGCAAAATCTGGAAGGACAACACAGAAGAAGAGCGCCTGCTGGGTGTTTCTTTGACCGGCATTCTGGACAATAAGTTCATGGCGAATCGATCCAGTTCGTTGTCAGACGCTCTGGTTGGCTTCCGTGAAATGGCTGTCAAGACCAATGCTGAATTCGCCAAGAAACTCGGAATCAATCAGTCCGCCTCAATCACATGCATCAAACCCAGCGGAACTGTTTCGCAGTTGGTTGACTCTGCGTCGGGCATTCATGCTCGTCATTCTGAATATTACATTCGTCGCGTTCGTGGAGACAAGAAGGATCCTCTTACTCAGTTCATGATTGACGCTGGCATTCCTTGTGAAGACGATGTGACGAATTCTGAGAATATTGCAGTGTTTTCTTTCCCGATGAAGTCTCCAAAGGGTGCCGTGCTTCGTGATGATATGAGCGCTCTTGAGCAGTTGGAACTGTGGAAAACGTATCAATTGGAATACACAGAGCACAAGCCTAGTATCACGGTTTCTGTCAAAGAGCACGAATGGATGGCGGTCGGTTCTTGGGTGTGGGACAACTTTGATTATGTGAGTGGCGTTTCGTTCCTGCCACATTCTGAGCACACCTATCGTCAGGCTCCTTACGAAGACATCGACAAGGACACCTACGAGAAGATGTTGTCGGAAATGCCCTCGACAATCGATTGGTCTCTTCTCGCCGACTACGAGCAGGAGGACAATACCGATGGTGTTCAGACGCTTGCCTGCTCGAATGGCGCTTGTGAGATCGTTGATGTTGGCATTTCGTCCTAGTCTGTGTTAAAATCAAATCAAGCGATTTCCGTGCAACGGGGTGATGGCCGCACGGGGCCATGTCCGGTCAGAGTTTCCTCCTTTCGCTGATCGGGCTTGCGTTGTTCAGGCACCCCGTCTAAAAATGTTTGACGAATATCTAACATCATATGGAGAGGGTTGGGTATTCGTTCTCCTTGTCGGTGCTCTCCTTGGGCTTCGTCATGCCACAGACCCTGATCATCTCTCGGCTCTACTAACTCTGCGGCTGAGGAAGAAGCAGAAGTCTCCGCATATGCTCGGGGCTTCATGGGGCTTGGGTCACGCCGTATCCATGATTGTTGTTGGCATACCTTTGATTTTCTTTTTCGGAGAACTTCCGGAGGATCTCCAGAGAGGTCTTGAGTTCGCTGTTGGCGTCATGATCGCTGTTCTTGCGGCGAGAGTTTTGTGGGGCCTGATAACAATCAAAATAGATGATCACCCCCATGTCCATCATGATGGTCTTGAACATTCGCATCCCCATACGCACACAGGCTCCGGACACTCTCATCGCTCAAATCGATCTGCGGCATTCATAGGTCTTCTCCATGGGGCCGGTGGTAGCGCGGGCGTCGTTGCACTTATTCTTAGCCGAATGCCCAATCACTGGATGGCTTCTATCGCTCTTGTGGTCGTATCGGTTTTTAGCGGTCTCTCTATGGCCCTCTGCTCATGGGTTCTTTGTCGTGGTCTTGACGCATCCGAAAGAATTGTCAACGTAAACCGAATGATCTTTATCGGATCAACATGTGCATTTTTGTTTGGAATATGGTATGCTTGCGCCGCATTTGAACTTGTCCCCTACCCCCTATAGAAAGGAAAAGAAATGGACATCAATAAATCCCTCCTACAACAGGCTGTCCTGAGAGCGGTTCGCTCATTCATTCAGGCCTTCCTCGTTGTCTACCCCGGTCAGGCCCTGATCAACTGGGCGATGGGCACAGGAGAACTCGATACGAACCTCCTCCGTGCAGCCGCGATCTCCGGCGGTGTCGCCGTTCTCTCGTTCCTCTGGAGATACCTCCTCGATCCTAGCCGCGTTCCCTCAATGGTTGACGCGCCGACTGACACTCACTAAATATGAAAACAATCAATCTCACCTCACCTCTCACCAAGGGTCCTGAAGTCAAGAAACTTCAGAGCCTGCTCAAGAAGAATCCTTACGGCTCTTTCTACAGAGACAAGGTCGATGGAGTCTTCGGCACATACACCGCGAACTCTGTCAAGTCAGCGAAGTACTGGCTCGGCTACCCGGAGAACGAGATCAAGGCTTTTGCTGGCGACCCGCTATCTGAGTACCTTGACGGCACGAGAGAATTGCCGATGCTTTATAAGGCTCGTCGCAAGAGCCGCCTTAAGAAGTATTCACAGAACCCTTCGCTTCGTCTTCGTGAGGGCGCACTCGCAAGTGCCATTCCGTTCATTGGCGTCAAGGAGTCTCCCGCTGGCTCCAACATCGTGATGTTCTCTCAGTGGTATGGACTCATTGGTGCATGGTGCGCGATGTTTGTCACATACAACTACACTCAGGCGGGCAGCAAGGCGTTTGATAAGAACGCGGAGCGCTGGGCGTATTGTCCCTTCCTACTCGCCGACGCTCGTGCTGGTCGCAACTGGGTCAAGGAAGTCTCAATAGAGAATGTTCAGCCCGGTGATGTTGTTCTATATGATTGGGATAAGGATAGTCTTGCTGATCATGTCGGTATCTTCGAGGCATGGACAGATAAAAAGAAGACAAAATTTACAGCAATTGAAGGTAATACGAGCGCTACTGATAATAGTAACGGCGGAGAGGTGGCTCGTCAGTCACGCACAAAGTCGAACGTTATCGCTTTCGTTCGTGTCCTGAAGTAATCTGACCCAAACTTCGGAGTGGGAAAGGGGTCGCCTTGTGCGGCCCCTTTTCTTTTGATAGACTCTTCATGCGGGTTGACCAATGATCCGGTCATTTGCAGACTAGGCCACGACAGGCCACATCCTAGGAACGCACTGCACGTCCCTAGTTTGACCGCAACAGTGGGGGATCGTCTAAAGGCAGGACAACGGGTTTTGGTCCCGTGAATTGGGGTTCGAATCCCTGTCCCCCAGTATGAGTAAAAAGAAAATCAAGTTCATCTCTAAGGACGCTATTTACGGTAGAGCGTTCACGCCCCCCGGCCCTGCTTCTAAAGACATACCCAAGTGGTATAAAGAAGAAGAAAGATATATGGGCGGGGAGAAGAGATGGCATAACGACGGCTATCACGCTAGATTCAATCATTCAGTTAAAGCCTGCCCAGCAGTATACGACTCGATCACGGCTGGCTATGTGTTTTATCTTGATGCGGATGTTCATATTGAAAAGAGTCCCGAAGGCGTTATCAATGTCTCACAGGCAATTGATGACGACTATAGACTCGTTTCATTTCATGACATAAAACAGATCAGTAAATTTAATTTTGATAGAGAGTATTGGGACGATACGGTTATTTTTAAGTTTATGACCGGATGGAGAATAGAGGTGCCCAAGGGGTACTCATGTCTTTACATGCATCCCATGTGGAGAGAAGAGACACCGTTTAAGATTCTTCCCGGCATAATTGATCAAGACAGTTATGGGTTTGTCGCAAACTTTTTCTTCTTTATTAAAAGAGGGTTTGAGGGAACAATACCCAGTGGAACTCCTATTGGCCAAGTCATTCCATTCAAAAGAGATGAATGGAGACATGAGGTCGAGTTGGGAACTAGAGAAGACTGGCAGACGATTTACATGAGCGTTAACCGAGAAATTGAAAACGGCCACAAGAAGAAGAACTATTCCAAAAAGAGATGGCTATGAACATCGCGGCAATACCGGTTAAGAACAAGATTGAGTGGACTGCCCCTCTTGTAGAGCATTTGCTTCTGCACGATGATCTAGACCAGATCTGGATATACGATAACGGCAGTACGGATATAACTCGTGAATGGGTAGAGAACCGCAAAAACATTGACCAGAGAATTACGATTTTTGATGTTCCGGATATGAAGATCTACGATATGTGGAACGATATGATTCTTATTGCCGCCGAAGAGTATAAGACTTCTAATCTTGCAATTCTGAACAACGATATTAGACTGCCGCCCTACGCCATTAGAGATATGTCTTTAATGATGCGCAAAGAGGACTATCAGATTGCCGCTGTGGATCCGACCAGAACCGGACTGTACACCTTCTCAATTGGCTGGTGGGACCTGTCGCGAGCCCTGCCTCATCCAATTCAACCGTATTGCGAAAGGCTGCATATTGGAGACAGGATTGGCTGGGCCTTCGTTGTTGCGGCAGAGTTCTGGAAGAATGAGAAGTACGCGATTCATCCGGACTATATTCATTATTTTGGCGATGATGATCTCTATCGCAGAGCGATGCATCGCGGTGGTAATGCCTGCATTGTGCGTGGCATTGGATGCGATCATGCGGAATCAACCACTGGTGGAATCGACGGCGATCTTTGGAAGCACGATGAGGATATCTATATGAGGTTGTGGGATGGCACATCAAGCGCAATTTGATTTTGTTCACTCAGTCAAGAACCGCTATCCAGATATGTTCGGTGGTCGAACGAAAGTTCTAGAGGTCGGTAGTCTCAACATCAACGGGACTATCCGCAATCTTTTTTCAACATCGTTTTATATCGGAATTGATCTTGAACTGGGCCCCGGAGTAGATTTGGCAGCGCCCGGTCATACAGTTCTTTTTGCTGACCGATTCTTTGATCTCTCAATCAGTTGCGAATGTTTTGAACATAATCCATACTGGGTTGAGACATTTTTGAATATGGTGAGAATGACAGACAAAATGGTCGTCTTTACCTGCGCAACAACAGACAGGCCGGAGCACGGAACGACGAGAACAAGCGAAGCCGAGTCCCCGTTCACAACAGGCATATGGGACTATTATCAGAACCTCACAGAAGATGATTTCAAAGAGTACATAGAACTAGAAAAGCATTTCGCTTTTTATGAATTCACTTCTAATGAAACAGCACACGATCTATATTTCTGGGGAATCAGAAAATGAAAGCGTCTATTGTTATACCCACATACGACAGCGTCCATCTAATCGAAGACTGTCTTCGGTCACTGTTGGAGCGTGTTGACGCAGAGGTAATTGTTGTTGACAACGGATCCAGAGAATACTCTACAAAAGTATTTAATGATCAAATCATTTATCTGCGCTTCTGTGAAAACCTTGGTTTCTCTCGGGCTTGCAACATGGGCGCAAAAGTATCTTCCGGCGACATAATCATTTTTCTCAACAATGATACGATTATCAGCAATGACTTTGTCACGCCGATCCTTAATGTTTTTGCTCATGATGACGCCGGCATTGTCGGCAGCAAATTGCTTTATGAGAACGGCGACATTCAGCATGCCGGAATTGATTTTGAGATCAGAGACGGGAACCTTGAGGGGCGAAACATTCACGAGGATATGCCGTTCGGTGAAGTGGCCGCTGTTACAGGCGCATGTCTTGCAATCAAGAGAGACCTGTTCTTTTCTCTGAATGGTTTTGATGAGGCGTACTGGGTCGGAAACGAAGACAGCGATCTCTGCTTCAGAGCGCGAGAAGCCGGAGAGAAGGTTGTCTATCAGCCCCTGTCAGTCCTTACTCATCTTGAGAGTTGTTCGGGATCGGCTCGCTGGGTGGCCGTCACAGAGAACGTGCGGATCCTGACTGAGCGTTGGGCGAACAAGCCAGAGGTGTGGATGCTATGATGAATCGTCCCCGCCCGCGAGGCGCATTTTTATAAAGACAGGCGAGTGTGGTGGAATTGGCAGACACAGCAGACTCAAAATCTGCCGCCGAAAGGCGTGAGGGTTCGAGTCCCTCCTCTCGCATAGGATGGTTGGCCGAGTGGTTGAAGGCACCAGTCTTGAAAACTGGCAAGAGTAACATCTTCGGGGGTTCGAATCCCTCACCATCCGTTGGAGCGGTGGCCGAGTGGCTTAAGGTACCTCCCTGCTAAGGAGGCGTGTGGGAAACTGCACCGTTGGTTCGAATCCAACCCGTTCCGTGATATAATGAATTCGGCACTGCTGCCATGGTCGGTAGTTCAACGGCAGAACCCCGCACTGTTAATGCGGTTGTTGCAGGTTCGAATCCTGCCCGACCAGTCGCCGGGCTAACTCAGTTGGCCAGAGTGCCTCCCTTGTAAGGAGGAAGTCGTCGGTTCGAATCCGACGCCCGGCTCTGCTATAATTTGATCATGAAGGAGGATGACCTGATTGATCTTGCGCATCGAATAGCGCAGCGTTCTCCGGTCCGCCGATTTCAGACTGGCGCGGTCATTGAGAAGAACGGAGTCATTCTATCCACCGGTTGGAGCCATGCCTCTGATCGTAATATGGCATGCTATCGATCCATGCATGCGGAACTTCACGCGATATCTAGATGTGATGTGAGGGATACCGTCGGATCTACAATAGCCATTGTGACCCTATCTAGGAAATCCGGCAACCGTACCGACGGTACCCCCTGTCTTTTCTGTCTACGGAACATTCAAAAATTCGGCATAGAGAAGATCATATGCACAACCACAGGTGGCGGATCCAAAGTCATTTACGCAGATCTTCTGGACATGTCAAAGATATCCGATAAAATGGACATGTCCGCGAAAAAGAAATATGTTGGCCACATCCTCTCATATGCGAGTTGAGACATTCACTCCGGAAATAGAAGACGAACTTTCCTCCCTCACTGCAGAGGCTCGAAAGAAAATTCTATTTATTGAGAACCACCCGATGATTGAGATGCACTGGTATGTCTCCGCTTTCGACAAGTCTTTCATAAAAGATTTTTCTTTCCTGAACAGTCGTCCGATCATTAATCCGTTTCAGATTCGTCGTCTTGCCGCCGAAGCGGAAAGACAGGGCTACCGAATGATCTGGTTGAGCGATCCAACCGAGGTGTTGGATTGGATCGACTCGCTTGACAACGAGCCCGACGTTCTCCTGCAGAGCGAACTTCCGGGAACAATCAGCGGCTTTCTCCCTTTTCAGATACAGGGATACAACTTTCTAAAGACGAAGCAAGCAGGGATAGCCAACTGGTCAACAGGAACGGGTAAAAGCGTTCTGGCCTGCGGTCTGGTTAAACACCATTTCGAGAACAAGAACTTTGATGTCTGTCTCTGGGTGGTAAAAACTCACAACAAGATCAACACTCAAAGAACCATGGATCGCCTGACCGGGCTGGGCGAGCACTCAGTTGTGATTGACGGCTCTAGGAAAAAGCGCATCACTCTCTACGAGCAGGCAGAGAAGATAGACCGACCAATCATCATTCTGAACTACGAAAAGTTTCGAGATGATCCTGCAGACATATTGCGACTGATCGAAGGCAAAAGCGTATTCATTATCTGGGATGAGATGCCGACGAAACTGAAGAACAGAGACACCAAGTTGTATCGAGCAATAGTCTCGCTGCTTTATCAGAACAAAAGCAAATTGTCTCTTGAGAAAATCAAGCCAAAGCACATCTCTCAGGTGATGCTTTCGGCAACACCAATTGAGAACTCCCCTGAGGATTTCTTCAACTGTGTTCGCCTAATGGATCCCACCGTATTCGGAACGGTCAAGGAGTTTCATTCAAAGTATGTCGCTTCATTTAGTCGTTTCGGATGGAAACAGCCGGAGAGATGGAAGAACCTCGACCTGATGGGCGCGAAGGCAGCGCATATGACGCATCAGGTTGACAAGAACGATAAAGACATTGCGTCTCAGTTTCCCAACGTCATTGATGAGATCGTCTATGTTGACATGGGAGAAGGCCACAAGAGGATCTATGACCTTCTCATGGGCCAATACCAGAAAGACATGTCGCAGGATCTTGATGCGCCCAACATGCTCTCTAGAATCAATGTTGCACAGATGCTTCTCAATCACCCAAGGTCAGTTCTCATTAGCGCAGATCGCAGGGAGGATGCAATTCAATCCACCCTTGATGGGATACCAGACTTTGGGGGATCTGAGTTCGCACGTCGTCTTGTGGCGAGCGTTGGTCGAGAGGCTTTTGCCAAAACCGAATGTGAGAAACTTGATGTGCTCCAAGACATTTTGGAGTCGAATGACGGCAAGTGCATTGTGTTCACGTCCATGAATGCAACGCTCATACCGCTCATTAGTGAGGCCCTCGACAAGTGGAAGTGCGGACATGTCGTTTATCACGGTTCACTGTCAATGAAAGAAAAACAAGAAGCAGAAGACCGTTTCAAAAACGATCCAAACATTCGAGTTTTCGTATCCTCTGACGCCGGCTCTGACTCAATTAATCTAGAGATTGCGAAGACTGTTGTTCACTACGATATGCCATGGAAATGGTCAACGCTAATCCAACGACAGAATAGAGCCCACCGCATCACATCAGAGCACGATCATGTTCGCTATTACACTCTGATGTTTTCCAACACCGTAGAAGAGCGCAAGAGAGATAAGATTCTTTTGAAGGAGAATTTTCACGATGCCGTGCTGCGTGGATCGGTTGCAGAGATTTCTGGAGGAGCGAGACTTGGCCGCAAAGAACTTAAGTATATCTTGTTCGGCTCCTAGCGCTATGCTAGGATTGAATCAGGCGGTGGGAGTACTGGTTGACTCATCCACTCTTATAAGGTGGACTTGCAGGGTTCGATTCCCTGACCGCCTACTTGGAAGGAAAATTGACGCGAGATCGCGGGTTAGGCGTACCCCTCCTTCCATTCATTGTCGGTGCCTTTATACTAGTCAAACGAGGTTCCGGCCCCCGGTCCTGAGCATGACTTCTAAACTGCTCAACTTTTAATACTTAGTTTCGGTTAAAAGCGGCACATAAAGAGTATGAAGACATGCTCTAAGTGCAAGCAAAACTTGCCGCTAACCGAATTTAACAAGAAGTCTAATCGCAAAGACGGGCTTCAACCTTTCTGCCGCGAATGCAATCGCGCTCGCTCCCGTCAGTACTATGCTGAGAATCGGGACAAGCATCTTTCTGTTGTAAGCAAAAGAAAAATAGAGCAGATAGCAAAAGCAAACGCTTTTGTTGCTGACTTTCTGTCAGAGAAAAATTGTGCCGACTGCGAAGAAAAGAACATTTTGGTTTTAGAGTTTGATCATATCTTTGGTGACAAAAGAAACAATATATGCACAATGATAGGAAACGGTTATTCCGTAGACTCAATTAAAGAAGAAATAAGCAAATGCGAGGTTGTTTGCCGAAATTGCCATTCTATTCGGACTCATCGTCGCGGCAACACATTCAAGTGGCGCTACCTTCAAGAACGTGCTAGTCTCACAGAGACGGGATCGTAGCCAAGCGGTAAGGCAGCGGACTTTTAATCCGAAGATTTCGAAGGTTCGAATCCTTCCGGTCCCATATGGTTCGAATCCTTGTGGACCCATCAAAATACGGAGCCAACATGAATTTTCTTTACTTTCTAGCGGACAACTTATTCCGCTTCAAATATCGAGATCCTTATTCTACTCATGAGAATCGAACCTTTTGGGCTCTAGATGTTTTTGAAGAAGAGAACGAGAAGATGCGTCGTGACTTCTTTATCATGGGTTTGGTTTTCGGGGCTGTGATTTCCATTCTTCTTGTCGGAGCACTATGGCTAATCGCCCGCTAGGAACTGAACCCTCCTTTCAAAGAGAGTTTCAGATTAATGTCGAACCCCCTCGCGAGGAAGTCTCTTTCCGCGAAAAAATAAAAGCCATCTTACGCAAGAAGAACAAATGACAGAAGAAGAAAAAGTCAGGCTTCTTTTTCACTGCATCCTTGAGATCGCCAAATCCTGCAAGATGCGTGGTTGTCCGCAGATCAATCCGGAGACCCCGTGCTGGTGCATGCAAGATGCTCAGACGATCTATGATGCGATGACGCTACGCGGCCTTGACCTCGTATACCTTAGGTCAGATAATGACCCTCAGACTTAAGCGTATAATCGTACATCGCAATAGCGGATGCGCTTCCGACATTGATTGATCGCGTTGATCCAACCTGAGGGATGTAGACAATGTCGTCTGCCTGCGCGAGACTATTATTTGAGAGCCCGATCTGTTCTTGCCCAAGAACAATGATTGACTTGTCCCACCACCTATAGCCAGTTATCGGCTGGGCCTCTTCCACATTATCAATCGCGACAATACGGTGTCTCTCGTAATTTGAGAAAACCTCGTCAATGTTTTCCGCGTGGTGGATGTGTTCGTATTTGTGCGTCCCACAGGTGCCCCTGCGGTCGAATCTCTTTCGACCAACGATCCAGACGCATTTACAAAGGAACGCGTTGGAGTTCCTGACAACCGTCGCGATATTGAAATCGTAGGCGAAGTTCTCACAGACCACAACAAGTTCAGACCTCTTCTTGTCGAGGTCTGCCACGATTGCTTCGTGCTCCCAGTACTTGTAATGGTCGATGACGTTCCGCCTATCATGAGGCGAAATCTGTTCCAGTCCATCAGGGAAGTTCGGATTCAGTATCTTGGTCACTCTTTTCCTCCAACTGCTTTTGCAGCGTATCAACGACCTCTTGCAATTGCAAAATCTGCAATTGAAGTTGTCCTAGGACGAGAGCGACCCTGTCGTTTAAACTCATGGTTTAATTATAGCAAAGAAAAAGGGCGACAGACCGAAGTCTGCCGCCCCAGTTCTTTAGGATCAAGCGGGGCCTGTTGGGCCTGTGGCACCCGTGGCACCTGTGGGGCCTGTAGCACCAGTCGGGCCGGTCGGGCCTGTTGGGCCTGTTGGGCCGGTGACCCGAATATCAAACACGATGTAGCGATTGCTCCAAGTGTTCAAGAGATCGCGACAGACCTTGGGGTCGTCCAGATCAACCTGAGTACCGGTGCCTGTGTTTGAGATTGCAACGCCACCAATGCGTAGAGGGGCACGAGTGACTCTGCGGATGTTAATGTAAGAGGCCATATGGCTTCTCCTTGGGGATGGTCGTTCTCCATCATGCCGTGAGGCAATCCGGTAGCGACGGGTTCACTACTTATCCCGCTGGAGATGGAGATTAGTGAGTGTGTGGGGTTTTGCTTGTTGCCGCGAAATCTTTGTTGATTGTTTCTTTATACTCTTGTGCAATCGACTCAATGATCTCATACACTCGCTCCGATTCTTGCTCAATAAAGGTCTTCTCTTCTACGTCTTTTCTTGCCGGAGGATTTGCAACGAGTTCATCAATACCCTCTTGATCGATATTTGTGGGGTTGGCAAAAACGACAGGCCAAATCATTGAGCGCATGTCTTTGCTCATCGGCGGAACCACTCCACCGCTCACAAGATGAATTGAGCCACTTTCAAAATCAATTCCGAAATATCTTCCCAAATCTATATCTTCATTCTTGAACGGCGCATCCGAAAGGTGAGCAGCAAGGTTGTGTGCATTGAGGGGCGTAGAGTCGCTCAAGAATCCGGTACCCATCTCTTCACTGTCAAGAATGGGCGGACGAACAAAACCGTAGTCTTCCCAAAGAGGGGGATCTGTCGGTCTCAACTCCCCTAGTTCGTTGTGATTGAAATAGATCTCATTTGTCTTATGAACTATGTCGGATGGCGAGAGAGACTCTAAGTCCCAGTCGATTGCCTCAAGAACCCGTCGTGCAAGAAACTCCGCATCCTCAGGAGAAAGACCATGGAAAGGGACGGTCCAGCCCATCAATAGAATAATTTTTTCGTTCTTTGTCATCTGTAGTCCTTTATGGTTCTATAGTCTTTTTTGTACCTATGACCGAATCGCCGTTTGGATTTTTGCCATTGTTTTGGATCAACTGTGCTTTTCTTTTTCACTTTGTGTTCCCAATCATCTCTTTTGAATGGAACAACCTGAATGATTGGTGTGCCCATTTCAATGCTTCCCCGGAAGCCCTGACGCAAAACAAAAGGAAAATTAATTGGCTGATTGCAATATCTATCGGTGTCGACCACACCGGAAAAACATCTAAATGGCAAATCTTCATGCCACATTGGTGCTGTAAAAAGACACGAGTAACCGGGAGGTGTTTTAATCGCCCAAGGATTATGAAATTTCCACGCAACGGGCTCCCAAGCATCGGTGTTCAGCGGCAACTGATCAATCTGTTGAAGACTGTGTGTAGAGACTTGTTTGAATATATCGGATGGCCATCTTATTGATGCGCCACCTTCAGGGTTGTCGACCACCTCAATGTCTTGAGGTAGTGTTATTATGTATCCTGATGTCATCGCATCAAGCGCAGGCATACATTGCTTGATGGTGTGATTGTAATCACCAGTGTCGGTTACTTCTTTTGTCCCGCTCACAAAACCGCTCTGCATCTTGTACCAGTTGGGGAGAAGCGTTTTAGCCGGCACGGGCGGATCAAAAACCCCTTCAATGCTTTTTTCAGAAGGGATGAATTGAATTAGTTTTCTTTTCATTTTCCTTATTCTAGCATATCTAGCATTTGATGATATGCCAAAGATCCATGTAAAGAGGTGTCCATGAGCCTTGCGAATCGCTACCAAAATTGGCGGTATTTGTTGTCGGGTTGTTGTGGCTATGATTGGCTGCATTCATGTTTGAGGTCACATTATGAGCGCCGCCATAATGAGCAGAGTAGTTACGATTTCCCGGATGCCCGTGACCCGGAGCAGAGACTCTGGTGTTTCCGGCGTTCCAAGATGTGCCGCCACCAGTTGAGTTTTGACCATAGTTTCCATTGTGATTGAAACCATGACCATCGGTTGAACAATTGATAGCATTGGTATCATGGTATCCGTTGCCACCTATGGAGACACTTGGGGATATGGAGTTTGAATGAGAGTGTGCGGCACTATATGTGTTTGACGCATTGCCTCTGCTTAAGTTGCCAGAGACCCCTTGTATAAATCTTGAAGAGCCTCCCGGCAAATTGAATGTTGTTGATCCGTCTCCAGAGCCATACGTTGTTGAGATTGCGGCAAACAGCGCAGCATAAATAGACCTGCTTACCGCAGACCCATCGCAAAACAACCAGCCCTCGGGGGCGGTTCTTGTTGTTTGTGTCCCATAGGTTGCGGCACCACCAGCCCACGGCACAATAAGTCCGGGAGGAATCGCAATCTGCGGTCCAGTCTGTAGATTTCTGACGGATAGAACACTCATGTCTTAATGATCATTCCCGCAATAAACGTGTCTAAAGACTGATTGTTTGTGAACGTGACATTTCCTGACGCACTCGTTGCTGTCAAACTATGGTAGGCATTAGCGTGATCACCGGAATACGTTGCGTTTGTGCCATTGTGATTGTGAGTGTGATAATGGTCACCGGCATCAATATAGCCAACAATTGTGTGTGTGTGACTATCAATGCTACCGCCAGCACGCGTCCCGTTTCCAGCGGCAAAGTTGGAGGTGGATCCACTGGTATTGTTTGCAAGGTTGTAGTGATTATGATATGAGCCAGCGTTTCCTCCGTTGGTATTAATACCATTGATGTTGTGGCCGTGATATCCTAGGTTGTTGACATTTGCGGTGTTCGCTGCAAAACCAAACGTCACTGAATAACTTGCGTTGTGTGAATGACTGTTTGCTCCACCCTGAGCAATCGTTGAGGACAGCGTATTAGAGGCGGACCCCCAAAGATGTTTTCCAGTAACGGAAACATCTGGCAGACGAAATGTGCCAACTGCCTCTCCCCCGGTGTTATACTTGGAGCCGACCACAGCGTATAGCGCAGGAAAGTCGCTCTGATTCTTCACGGTACCGTCGCAGAAAAGCCAGCCGACAGGGGCAGTAGTTCCTCCGCCCCAGTGCATAATTGCCCCGGGTGGGAAAAATCTTAGGGCCGCAATAGGCCCACCTTTTGTCAAAGAGTGAACGCTCACACCACACCCGTAAATAGAATATAATTGAGTTCGATATAGGGTGGCCTGTGATCGACAGCGGCAGGCGCTGTGTTTGTGTTGGTTACACTGATGCCGTGATTATGTGATCCATCGCTGGTTGTGTTTGAGGTGTTGACTCCGTGACCGTGACCACCGTGACCACCACCGTCATAGTTATAAGCACCATTATGGCCGTGACCATAAAAGGACATTCCTTTTGCAGACCCAGAGCCGCCAAGTGGCTGTGAGCCACCACCGTTTGCATCAATGTTTGCTCCTGACACAACATTGTTGAGACCCGGAGCATCCGTACCAGTGTTCACACTGCTGTGGTTGTGAGCCCCACCAGTCGCATCATTTGCTGTCACATTGGTTGTGAACGTATGATTGTGCGTATTTGTTGCGTTACCGCCAGTTGCTCCAACGTTTGATGTTGCGCCCGACGGAGGAGTAGTTGTTGATGGACAGCGAATGAGACGTGTTCTCAGATCCGGAACACGAAAGTGCGTACTGCCCGCAGCGCCAGAACCATTTGTGTTTGCTCCAAAGGGAAACGTTGCGCCGTTGTTTGTTATGGTTTCATAAAGTTCTGGGTAGGTGGCAATTGCTAACTCTTGGCCATTGCACAATACCCAGTTCGTGGGCGCAGTTGAATCAGACCAAGCGAGAATGGTCCCGGTTGGGATGGTGTCTGATCTTGTAACTCCTGATATTGTGGTAATGCTCATAATTAGACGTAGCAGAGAACGCCAAAGAAACAAAAAGACAGATTGCTTGTTGATGAGTAGACAGTCACAATGTCTGTGGGTTGAATGGTCACTCCCATAGGGCAGATGTCTGTTTTGTTTCCTGCTATCTTTTCATCGTAGTGGATGTAGTGTTTTGCTGCTAGCGCAGCGCCGCCATCTCTGATGGCTATTCGGTATGTCGCAGATGTTGTTGCTTGATTGCAAACCGTTATCCCTGAGAAAATGACTTGTCTTCCTGATGGCGCTGTGTAAACGTCTGTGTTTGTTGCCGCTGTCGGTATCGATTGAACGATTGGTCGATGATAAAAAACGACAGAAGAAGACGCATCCTGAATTTCAGGATATAGGGAGGAGGAAGGGTAGGTCGACGTTGAGGGATAGAGGATTGCCATTTACTTTTTTGAGGGCGGCACGGGCAACTCGAATCCGATAAGGACATCCATCTCGTTGAACGAGAGATCAAAGCCCGCCTCGGTGATATCGCGAAGTTGTTGACGATAGGCGTCCCATTCGGCGCACCAGTCTTCGCCTCGCACCTGTCGGATGTCGTAGCCTTGCGTCCAATCGGATTCTCTTAAAAGCCAATCTCTTATTTGACGCAAGTTCTCCATAGGCTCATCTTGCTTAAGTTCCTCAATGGCTGCCTCAACTTCTTCTCTTGTCGGCTGTTCGACATCGTCGCTATGCCATTCTATTTTGTCGTAGTCATCATCTCTAACTGCGAACTGCGCCTGTGGGCGCAACTTCAAAAGAGCCTCAGTGACCCCAATATTTTTTCTCATTCCAATCATTTTAACTTCCTATCTCGTACAATCTTAGATAGTGATTTGTAGAACCACTATTGTATGTCCCAATCCAAGCCGTGCCTTGATGAGCCAGCGCTTGACCGGTGAAACTGTAAGTTCCGACAGAGGCCGGAGTATAGATAAACGTTCTCTCATAGAATCCAATATGCAAACTATGAGCACCCATATGACCGCCATGCATTACTTGAGTTCCGTTGCATAAGACCCTATGATAAACCAAACACCAGTTTCCTTGAGCGTAATCATTTCTCGAATTCATAAGGTATTCGACAAGTATTTTATTTCCGGCTTTGCTTGTTGTTATAGATGTTGTGAGAGTGTTGACCCAAGTAGCAGTTCCAACCGTTGTGTTTACTGTACTGGTGTTGTCCACAAACTGAATGACAGTGCCGGGGATATTAACAGCGCTTGACTCTGCGGTGATCTGCGTCCCATTGGAGAATTCGATGCCCATTAGACCGCAATCTCCGTTAATCGCATGTATGCAGGAGTACCGTCAGAGCCTGTACCGAAGGTTGTTGAAGATGCTTGATACGACCAGCCTCGACATTTGTAGGAGTGTGGACCAACGGAACCCGGCGTGTGAATAGCAACACGATGAATGTGACGAATAGTATTTGTATACTCACCATTATATCCACTATAAGACAACTGAGTTCCGGTCTGCACATGAACTATATCCATATAATGCAAATTCCATACGTTGTCTCCCCAGTCGTTTGAACGGTTGTCACTATGCAATTCAATTAAGACTTTATTACTTGCGCTGGTCAAAGTAATTGTGTCGCTTGTGAAAAAGTCTACTGCGCTTGTGCTACTCGTTGCCATACCACTAGTGTTTAACGTGTGCACCGTCTGGACGATGTGTCCGGGCATGCTGATCTTGTTGCTTACCTCGGTTATTTGTTTAGAGTTGCTAAATATGATGGCCATTATGTTGCAAACTCTATTAATCGAATGTGGCTTATTCCATCATGTGCACAAGACGTATTGCAAACATGAGTGCCGCTCGGGTAGTTTCCGAACCTGAGGCTGTAAGTCTGAGCAGAGGTACTTGCGGGCGAGTGCAGGAAGTGCTTAGACCAATCGTAGATCACCATTCTCCACGTCCCATTCCATCCGCTTCGGCCTAGCGCTACGTTCTGCGTATTATTGTGAACCCAAAAATAGCCAAGGCTCCAACTGCCATCCGCAATGTCTCCACGAAAGTGACAATTGACGTAAATGAGTATTTGACTCGTCGTAGATGTTGGGGTTATCGTTGCGGTCGCAATCTCGTTTTGGGTCGACCAGTTATTTACGGAAAGAGTTGCGGTAAAAGGGTTATCAACAATTTGAATAACTTTTTTGGGATAGGATATTTTTCCAGCGCCGACTTCGGTTATTGTGTTGTTAGGAAATACTATAGCCATATTGGTACTCCCTAATATTTTGAATGAATTCGGTGTTGTCGAGCATACGTTCCATGATCGCTTCGGCGTTATACTCTCCCACCTCCCAGACGGTTTTGGCGAGATCGTGCTGGCCGAAGAAATCCAATTCTCTTTGCGCTTCCTTTTTGCCGAAGTAGCCGAGACCGATAAGAATCCAGTTATAGAGTGATGCTCCGGCGTGTCCCGGATATTGCTCTAAATCGTTTGGTCTAAGCATTCTGCACTTTTGAAGTTCAATAATCATTTTGCTGGATTCGGTGAGCGGTTCTCCGGTCCCCATCCAGCGCCAAAACTCAGAGTCTGTTCTTTGACTCGCGTAGTGAATATTCAGAAAATCTTTAAAGTCATCGTACATCTTTGACATTACGCGATTGTATATCCCAACAGACGCTTCGTTGCATGTGTCTTCGCGAGTGTCTCTAAGATATTGAAACACAAATGTGTTTAGTTGGATTACGGTGCTATGAATACTTGTCGCCTCAAGAGGCTCCGCGAACGCAGCAGACAGGCCTGTGAAAAGACAGTTCTTAAACCAAAGTTTTTCTGAGCGTCCGGTTTCAAAATTGAACACACGGATTGGTTCGATCTCTCTGCCCAGAGTATTTTCAATCTCAGCAAGAGCATCCCCATGAGAAACAAATGAATCATCAAACACATAGCCACAACCCCAGCGGTCCTGCGTTGGGATCATCCACATCCATCCCGCTTTCTGTGCCCAAGCAATCGTGACAGGATCGATTTTCTCGTCTTCCTCGTGAGGAATAAGAAATGGCATTGCGGTATTGACGGGAAGGTGTTCCCGATAAGACCTCCAACCAATCCCTAGTCTCTTTGCGAACACACGAGCAAAACCCGTGCAGTCAACAAAGAAATCTGCTTCTATCGTCTGGCCGTTGCTGAGGTTGATTGATGTTATGAATCCCGTTTCATCAACGGCAATGTCCACAACTTCGGAGTCAATGCTAGTTACGCCTTCTCCGCAAACCTTTTTAAAATACTTGCCGACCTTATGGGCGTCAAAGTGATATGCGTGACTATGCATGTTGATGATCTTCTCGGTCTTTTCTTCGGGGTAAAAAGACGACAGGGATCTTTCAATATACTTTCCGTCAAGACTTGCGGTATGAAAGGGCAAATCATTAACAAGAGCATGACAAAGTAGATAGTCTGTTCCAACGGAATTTGAGGTCGGGCCATCAAGCGGAGCAATATACTCATGACCGAGTTCCCTCCAGTCACGATGCTTAATGCCGAGTTTTATTGTCGCATTGGTTTCGCGAAGAAAATCCCCCTCATCGCATCCGTAGTCCCATGCATTGCCTTGAATGATGTCTGTTAGATATCCGGTGCTGCCTTCACCTGCGCCAACGATTCCAATTTTGCTGGACTCAATGACGGTCACATCATGGCTATCGCCCTGAACTTTTGTGATCATTAGCGCGGCCAGCCAGCCTGCTGTTCCTCCGCCGACAATCGCAATCCTCATGGCGTATCTCCCGACTTTGGTGGAACAACAGACGGATCAACCTCAATTAAAGCGAACTTAAATGCTCTGCCGCTTTTATTGTTTAGAATGAATAGGTCTTCCTCGCCCTCAATGATGGTGTAATCACCTATACCATTGCTGAGATTAAGATCCTGCGTGTAAAGATTTCTCCATCGATATGTGGCAGACCCGAGATCATATGAGTTCGTTGTTGACGGGTAGATTGTCGCGGCAATCCCAGACAGCCCGTCAAGTTTATCGTTGGCTGTCTTGACGCCCAAGTCAATCGTGTTCAGAGCAGAGGCGGATATCGCAGATGCAGTAGATGGGGCATCAACAAATCCACCAGCATAGGGTCTCGAATACGGCATTAGGTAATCACCGATCCGAAGAGGGAGAACGAGAGATTTGCGCTAGAAGCGTAGACCGTTACTACGTCCGTTGTTCCCAACGTGATGCCTATAGTTATTGCCACTGTGGACTTTGCGTAGACTGGCGAATCATAGAATATGTATTGACTCGCGGTTAATGTCGCCCCAACAGGACGGACCGCAAGACGAAACGTTGCATCGGACGTGCCCTGATTACAGACAGTCAGTGTTGAGCACACGATGCTTGTTGATGACGGCACCGTATACATGTCTGTATTTGTTGTTGCCGATGGATTTGATTGTGCAATTACTTTATATGCTGTAGCCATTTGTTCTTACATCCCTGCGAGTAGAAAGAAATCGATAGCGGTTCCTGCGGCTCCCGCTGGTCCGGTTGATCCGGTGGCCCCCGTTGGTCCGGTCACTGTTGATGCAGCGCCTGTCGGTCCTGTTGGGCCCGTAGCACCCGTGGATCCCGTAGGACCTGTGGGACCCGTCACTGTTGAGTCGGCTCCTGTGGGTCCTGTGGGGCCTTGAGAACCGGTTGGTCCCGTAGGACCGTCATTTCCTTGAACCCCCTGAATGCCTTGAGCACCCGTCGGACCCTGAGCGCCGGTTGGACCCACGTCTCCTGTAGCACCAGTTGGACCCGTAGGACCGGTATCTCCCGTCGCTCCCGTTGGTCCGGTAACTTCCGGACCCGTTGGTCCGGTGTCTCCGGTTGCTCCGGTCGGACCGGTGGGGCCGGTCGCACCCTCAGGACCGGTCGGTCCTGTGGCTCCTTCTGGGCCCGTGGGTCCGGTTACACCCTCTGGACCTGTTGCTCCCGTGGGACCCAGTTGGGTGTACATGACCTGCTGGGCGGTGATAATAACGCTAGGAGTGGTGGGAATTGTCGGTGTTGTACCAACGGGAAGTTGTTGAATAGAAACAGCAGTATCTTCGGTCTGCCACATGATCTGAATATAATCGTTTGCATTCAGAGTTATCATGTAATTGAGGGCAGCAATGATACTGCCATCAATTCCAGAATGTTGCTTAGATATTGAGTATCTACTGTTGGATCCGGGGAGATCGGTTCCGTTTTTTCGAAACCATATGTTGAAGTCTGCTTCTGAAGAGTTGTTGGTGTTTACAAACTGAATTGAGAACTGAATATTGTAGGTGCCTTGGTAATCAAACGTCAGTTGCGTGAGTTTGCTGCCGTCGGTTTGCATTGACACACCATTGGCTTCATCCTCAATCTCTGCAATAACTGCATATGCTGTAGTAGTGTTTGCTGCGGTTTGATCTAGAGCAGATTGAAATACACCGTAATAGCCGAGCGCACCGCCAGCACCCGTAGGACCCACGGGACCGGTGGGACCGATTCCCGAGATCTGCGTCCAAACAAGATTGTCCGTGCCTATCTTGATGGTCCCGTTGCCGGCGGTACCATACGTTGTGAGCATGTATGAGCGACCAGCATTGGTTGAACCGTTGATGACAAAAACGAAATCTCCTTGCGCAACCTCATCAGCAGAACTATTGTCAGCATCTGTCGCTCTTGTCAGTTGCCAAGTAGTGCTTGGGCTACCCGCATTGCTGACGGTATAGATGCCGTTTTGTTTTGCGTCGGCCTGATCTTTAACAAGAACACGATCTCCAACAATTGTCGAGTGACCATCAATAGTGAGAGCACCATTTGTTGTCGCCGTAATTGTCGCTCCAACGCCCGTACCGCCGCTTTGATCAGCGGACCCATTTGCATACGATGGCGAATTGGGCAATATTGTGACTGTTGCGGTATCGACAGAGTCGTGCGCATTAGTGTTGCCCGGAGGGCCCTGCGGTCCGGTAGAACCGGTGGGACCCGTAGAGCCTTGGGGGCCAGTAGGACCAGTTACGAAGGAATCGGCTCCCGTAGGTCCTGTCGGTCCTGTTGCGCCCTCAGGTCCTGTCGGACCAGTCACGCCCTCTGGACCCGTAGGGCCAGTAGGACCGGTATCACCCGTCGGACCCGTTACGGTTGATGCCGCCCCCGTCGGACCTGTTGGGCCCGTTGGTCCCGTTGGTCCCGTATCTCCCTGAATGCCGGGATTACCTTGAATGCCTTGTGCGCCCTGTGCTCCTTGCGGACCTTGAGCACCGGTAGGACCCTCAATGCCTTGAGGGCCGGTGGGACCGGTATCCCCTGTGGCTCCTGTTGGTCCTGTTGGACCCGTGTGTCCGATAGGCCCGGTTTCTCCAGTTGGTCCAATTGGACCGGTAGGTCCTGTTGGGCCCGTCTCACCGATAGGCCCTGTTGATCCGGTTGGACCAATTGGACCGGTAGGACCGAGATCACCCTGAGGGCCAGTATCGCCCTGAATGCCGCCCATGCCTGTAGGGCCGGTCGCACCAGTAGGACCAGTCTCCCCAATTGGACCCTGAGGTCCTGTCTCTCCTTGGGGTCCAGTCAACCCAATAGAGCCTGTCGGACCGGTTGGGCCGGTCACATTGGATGCGGCACCAGTTGCGCCAGTTGGGCCCGTCGGTCCCGTTATTTGTGCTGTGTATTGGGTAGTGCCGTCGGGAAAGCGCAGCCCGTCTTCTACCTTAAATTCTTTTCTGTCTGTGCTCACCCGAGTTCACTGTCCCTCTGGCAAAAGAAACCTTTTCACATATTAGTTGCCGCAATATGCAAGATTAAATTGACCGTTTTTATTCTGTCCATTATCTGTTCTCTAACTCAGCAATACGTTTCTTCAAGTCCTGCACCTCAGCGACAAGACAAGCGATCATGTCCCGTTCACGCCAGTTAATAGCCTGCTGCGTCCCCTCGTACTCGCCCATAATAACCAATTTACCATCAGTGTCTTCTTCAACCTCATCCGCAATAAAACCAATCTGATAATTATTACGCATAGACTCGGCCTCTTCAGGTGTATTATCCGGCGAAATTTTAAATGTAAACTTGCGCACACGCAATTTATCAATAAGACCAA